AGTGTTGTTAAAGTCTGATTTTGTATCTTTGGAGATACCCAAAAATACCTCGCCAGTTTCTTTACAACGGTAAGATATTACTCCCATTTCAGGATGTCTGTTTTTATAGGCTTCTAAAAGCTCTTTTTTTCTTTTTGTATCCATCATTTTCACCTCGACTCTAGTATAAAACAATGTATCTCAAAATATAATCCACGCTCCGTAGACCATATGAATGCAGAATTTTCCAATAGACAGTATTTTATAAAAATAGTAGCTTGTGCAACTTGCCGTTAAGTTTTTTTCAATTTCCTGTATGACATAAGCATTATAAAAACGAAAAGCCGCCAATCAAGAGCTGTTTCCCTTAATCAGCGGCAAGTCTTATATCTAATTTTCTATATCTATTGCAATACTTGACTTAAATTCCACCTCAATTCTGTCATCATGCACCGTAACCCTTTCAATAAGCCACCTTACTAATTGCTCATCATACTCCTCTAACTCGCAGGATTGCTCATTCAAGAAATCAGTCATTTCAGCGATTCGTTGCCTTTTTCCTTCTCGCTCTGCATTTTCAACTAGTGCATTTTGCTTTAATTCTCGAAGGCGGTAAATTTCATCAGCCACATCATCATAGTCATTCTTGGACTTTGCTTGTATAAGAAGCTGTTGCTGTAATTCTTCCAATTTACCATCAATATCATCGGTGGCATTATCATTTTCTTCATTAAATATAGTAGCTATATTTTTCTGTAGCGTCTGGAGGAAGGGTTCTTTGTTGACCAAAAGTTCGTTAATAGCCTTAACAACTGCATTCTGCAATGTTTCCTCATTTATGGTAGGGGCAGTGCATTCAGAGTCCTTCTCCTCCAGACGGCTGACGCATCGCCAAACAATAGACTTGTATCCTCGGTTATTCCAATGTACCCGTCGGTAAACATCTCCGCACTGTCCGCAGTAAACAATACTCGATAAAGCATACTTACTACTGTAAACTCTTTTTTTACCGCCCTTGCCGCCGCGAAGATTTGCTCTTCGGACCATCTCTTCTTGAACTTGCATAAAAAGCTCACGTGGAATGATAGGCTCATGGCTGTTTTCTACATAATATTGGGGAACAATGCCGTTATTCTTGACTCGCTTTTTAGAAAGGAAATCAACCGTATATGTTTTTTGTAGAAGGGCATCACCAATGTACTTTTCATTCTGCAGTATCTTTTTCAGTGTTTCTGGTCTCCATTTGGCTTTGCCTGCCGCTGTTAGAATACCGTCTGCTTCTAGTCCTCTAGCAATCTGTAAAAGGCTGGCTCCTTCCAGGTACTCCCTGTAAATCCGTTTAACAACCTCAGCACCCTTTGGGTCAATCACTAGTTGCTTATTTTCATCCTTGGTGTATCCAAGGAAACGCTTGTGGTTGACCTGAACTTCACCTTGCTGATAGCGATATTGAATACCCAGCTTTACGTTTTGGCTTAAGGACTGGCTTTCCTGTTGGGCAAGGGATGCCATAATGGTCAGCATGATTTCGCCCTTAGAATCCATGGTGTTAATATTCTCTTTTTCAAAGAATACGGCGATGTTTTTATCCTTTAATTGACGAATGTATTTAAGGCAATCCAACGTGTTTCTGGCAAATCGGCTGATGGATTTTGTGATGATCATGTCTATTTTTCCTGCCATACACTCTTCAATCATACGGTTGAATTCTTCACGCTTTTTTGTATTTGTGCCTGTGATGCCGTCATCCGCAAAAATACCTGCCAATTCCCATTCCTTATTCTTTTTAATATAATTTGTATAATGCTCAATTTGAATATCATAACTTGAAGCTTGCTCCTCACTATCCGTTGAAACACGGCAGTAAGCAGCCACTCGTATTTTGGGTTTGCTTTCACTATTTTTATTATTTCCGACTCGCTTAATTGCCGGAATCACTGTGACATTCCTACTTACCACCATTTATTACACCTCACTTTCTATCAAACTGTAGGCATATTCTGCCTGCTTGTATGGATCGTCATATTTTTGCACCAGAGGTTTTGCTTTGAACTTTACAGGATAATGCGTTTCTGGTTCATCTTTAGACTCCCATATCCTTCCGAGTTTTTCTGCTCGTTTTCGCTTTTCTAATCTTGCTTTTTCAAATGTCTCCTCATCAATAATCGGAGGGTAAAATTCATCGCCAAGGTAATGCTTGTTCTGCAACATCTTACTTGCTGTGGCATGGTAGCAGTCTATCCCAGCTTGTTTAGCAGCATCCTTCAAAGAAAGTCCTGCCAAATATCCTGAGAATAGTTCGTTTACTTGCTTCGATGCTATTTCATCTACAACAGCCTTTCCATCTTCAATTCTATATCCATAAGGCGTGTGACCCATCTAATTCACCAACCTTTCCTTCAATGTGATTCCACATTTTAATTCAAATCCAACTTCCTCTCGTGAAAAAACAATAATCTTTTCTACGTAATTTTCAAACAGCTCATCCTCATGTGCTGTAAGCATTTTGGACTTAGTGGCAAACTTGAGCAGTCGATCAACTTCTTCTACTTTTGCAAAATTGCCATTTACGGACCGAGTAAGTTGATCCTTTTCGGCAAGAAGCCTTTCTCTTTCTGCTTCCAGTGAATACTTTTCTTTATTAAACAGAGCAGGTTCCAGATATCCTTTGGCCATTAAACCCGTCAGCATCTGGCTTTGCTCCATGTTGTTTTCAATCTTAGTTTCCAACTCTTCGATTCTACGAAAATTTGCTGCATTGTTCTGGTTACGTAACCCATTTAAAAGTGGTCTTAATATGAATTTCTGACCGAAAATGAGTTTATTCATCATCGTAACAAATGCAGTCTTTATATCTTCATCTCGAATGAACTGCATAGAACATTCCGTTATATTGCTTATATGCTTACTGCAACACCAAGCAATGTATTTTCTTCCAGATGAATGAATCCGTCTTTTAAAGGTACTGCCACATTCCGAGCAGATGATTTTACTGGAGAAAGAATATCGGTTTAAATATTTGCTGTTGCGTTTTTCGATGCCTTTTTCTTTTGCTCTCTGATTAAGAATGGCATCTACAGCTTCAAAATCCTCATGGCTAATAATTGCCTCATGATGGTTTTCTACGAGATACATATTTTTCTCACCATAATTGGTGTGCCTGTTAAAATGGCTGTCAGTATAGGTCTTTTGCAAAATAACATCGCCAGTATATTTTTCATTGGTCAGAATTCCTCGAATGGTAGTAGCTGTCCAACGACCACCTCTTTTTGAAGGGATACCCTTTTGATTAAGATCATTTGCAACTTTCTGTGTGCCTTTGCCCGATAATACCTCTGCAAAAATATACTTCACAACTTCAGCCTGCTTGAGGTTTACTATCATCTGACCGTCAATGTTTTGATATCCATATGGTGGGTAGGAAATTTTAAAGGTTCCGTTTTGAAATCGTCTTTGAATGGCCCACTTCGTATTTTCTGAAATGGAAATTGACTCACTTTCTGCAAGCCCACTCAAAATGGAGAGCATCAATTCACTTTCCATTGAACCCGTATTGATGTTTTCCTTCTCAAAATAGATATAAATCCCAAGGTCCAACAGTTTACGAACCATCTCCAAACAATCCGTAGTGTTTCTTGCAAACCTACTAATGGACTTTGTAATAATTAAGTCGATCTTCTTGTTTTCACAATCTGACAGCATCCTGAGAAGTTCCGTTCGGTTTTCTTTTTTGGTGCCACTAATTCCCTCATCATAATACAAGCCAACATACTCCCATTCTGGGTTTGCCTTTATATAAGTCTCATAATGGGATTTTTGTGCTTGTAGACTTACTAACTGTTCATCACTACCCGTAGAGACACGACAGTATGCGGCTACTCGTAGTTTGGGTTTGATAATCGATGCAACCTTATTTCCTTCTATTTTCGTTATCTTTTTCATCGCCTCACCTCCTTCTTGGTAGGTCACATATTACCTCTGAAATCCTTATATATCAACGAATTTAGGGCATTATCTCTGCTAAGAAAGGGGAGAAAGTTTGGCGATTAAGTGCGTCTATCTTGTTGAATTCTACTTCTGTTATTAAACCTTTTTGGAGCATCTTTCTAAGTAATTTCTCTGCCTGAATATAATCAAACTCACGCTGTAGCTGTTCCTGTAACATTTTCTTTAGTTTGATGCTTTTGTCTATAACCCCATCTGAAATCTTCATAACCTTTTTATCCTCATGCTGATTCATGTAGAATCACCTCCTACCTAATAGCCGCGGGAACAGGTCGAAGTTGAGGATTTGTAAAAATAAAATCAGAGCATAAAAAAAAGAGCCTGCAAGGGAATAACCCCCACAGGCTATATACATCTAATGGTTAATATTTTTAGGGAAACTCTGTAAAGCTAAAGCAAAAATGCTTTTTTACTCGCCCCCTTTGTTAATCATACTTAATAAATGCATCCGTAAATCCTGCCTTTCTAGCTTTTGCAAGCTGTGCCTCAGCATTTGCTTTGACAGTGTATGCACCTATTTGTACACGATAGTATTTCTTTTTCGCTGGTTCTGCTGATTTTTCTTCTTCGCTTAGAAGTTTCTTAACATCTGCTCTAAAGGTATCCATGGTCTTGCCATGCTTAGGAAACCAGTGCATAACATCCGCATGGTTACTGGCTATACCTTGCTTATAGCCTTCACTATGACAGATGATATCCTTCTCACTTAGTCCATAGAGTTTGCAAAGATGTACACAAAGCTCTACTGCTTCCTTATAAACAGCAGAAAAATACGAGGCATCGGTTAGACCGTCCTCGCAAATCTCAAATCCTATATGCGTGTTATTCGCATCTCCTCCAGCATGCCAACCACGATGATTCCAAGGCAATGTTTGGTATGTGGCAATGGAGCCATCTGCTAACTTACCAATAAAAGCATGGACACAAACTTGACGACCTCCGGGTTTATCCTGATTCCAATGATTGTTATATTGGTTCTTTCCGAGCAAACCGTCATCTGGACCAACATATCTCTTCAACCACGGGTTGTTAGCCCCTGTTGAATGAACCATTATACCCTTCGGTTTTATTGTTTTGCCTGCTTTGTAGCAGGCGTTGTTCGTAAGTATTAGTTTGTATAATTTCATTATAATCACCTCAACATTTAATCATTTGGCTCAGGTGTAAGATGGACAGGGTACAGGTGATAGGTAAACTTTAAATCACAATAAGCATTTGATGATGTTCCATCACTTCCCATACAGATATACAGTCCATAACCGGCTGGAACTCTGGCCTGCCGCATTTGAATATGAATGTGCAAGGATTCTGCTGAAGTATTCGATCCGACAGGAGTACTCCGTTGAATTCTAGTGAACGTCTCCTCATCATTGGAAATATACAAGTCCAGTTCCTTTTCACTAGTATCCGATTGACGACAAAGAGTTATCAAATGGCAATCATAAGCCGTTGGATACAGTTCTCCGCCCTGACCGCCAATAACCACACTATTAATAGGTAATATCGTGTGCAAAGGGCCGCGGACACTGTTTGCACCGCCTGAACCCGAGACATTACCCGACAAAATATATCTTGAATAGGCCGAACGGGTGAAGTCACTAATAATAGCCGTTGCTGTGGATGAGAGAGGTATTGCGGAAGTCACATTTTCTGCTCTTTCAAGTATAAAAAGGCTCTCACCTGCCTCAACGGTGGTACTACCTATGGAAAACCTCTGACTTGTCCAGTAAGCTGTACAAATTGGGTTTGGATCAGTCCCAGTTCCATAGGCAATATTCATTTCGTCATCAATGCCCCTTATAGCTCTAGCAAGTGTCTTAACTGTATTACGAAGGGTGTCTTGAATTAGAACCCGCACAATATTTGCAGCTGGACTGCCCAAAGCTGTAACGAAGGTATATGTTATCATGCCAATCACTACATTGTTTCCATTTGCTATGTTGTTAAATGTGATGGCTGCTCTCCGGCTAATCATATCCGGTGCACTAGCTGTTTCTATTGGATGCAAATGGTTGAGTAGAATACCTGTCCGCCTATATAAATTTTCGCGGGTATCCTCAACCAAATTGTGTGTTGTATTTAGCAAATCAAAGTTGTTGTTTAATAGATTATAAGTGAGGTTGAGCAGATTATTTATTTCATCAATATCCAGTTCAGCTAAAACTGAAAGTACTTTATTTAACCATTCCTGTGCAGGAGGTTCTGGTGGTTCAGCAATTCCATCCACAAGAGCATCCTCGACTATGGTTAGTATTCTTGCGCTCTTTCCAACCACATCACCATAAGTAACCCTTATTTCAAGCCGACCAACACCAACAAATGATGTGTCCGTTGCATTGGGCGACCATGTAAGGACACCATCAGCGTAGTTCGTGACAACCGGATATGCAACCCCATCAGGCCTTTTGTAAATCGCATTTAAGGAGGCACTTGGGTAGTTATCTTCCAGTAGGCTTGATACATCAAACTCAATATTTCGGTAATTGTGTTCACCGCGTCGACCAATGAATACCGTTACCGCTTTCGTTAAGTCAATCATATTTCATCACCTGGCTTAGGAGGTTCCTCATCACGACCATGTAACTGCTTAAGAACCGCCTTTAGTTTTTCTGGAATGGGTAGTCCAATATGACCTGCATTCTCCAAAATGGATACACCCTCGTTACTTAGGTAGAAAAAGATTACCGCTGTTCGCAAAGCGCTGCCATCGTATCCTGCATTCCCCAAAATTTGTGTATCAAGAATATGAGCGATACCTACCATTGCAAAGATGAGAACCTTTTTGAAAATTCCCTTGGCACCAATTTCGCTGGACAGCTTTTTATCTATAATCGCACAAAGGACACCTGTCAGATAATCAATAGCTACAAAAGTAACCAGTGTATATAGAAATCCGTCAAACCCGCCGAGAAACCATCCAAGAAAAGCACCAACAGCCGCAAAAGCTAACTGTATCCAATTCCAAATCTCTTTCACTGTAAACACCTCCATTACATTAATTTGTGTATTTAAAAAAGCACCCCTGTAAAATACAAGAGTGCTGTTACCGTATCACACACCTTACAGCATCAGTATAAGATCGTGGATTTGTTGCATCACATCCGCCTTTGGACGCCCTGTTCCAATAGTGAGCCATGTCACAGGTGGTATATCAAATGCTGCAGAAGAGTCAAAACCATTAACCACTGTAATGATAGTATCAATAGCCTTTCGGATTTCAGTAATGTGAAATGGCCATTTTTTAACTGTTGTTCTTCCCGCAATAATCTCTTCACTCCAAATTACAGGGGATAAGTTGTAATAACTTAGCACTATATTTAAAGCGGTTCGAAGCGTCTGAATATGTGCTGCCTTTACGACAGTCTCATTTGCAGTAATCGTTTCAAAAGGTGGCGGTAATATAGTAAATGTCCTGACAACTTCTGTGCTTGCCGACTCAATATCACTATCAAGACAGCGGAAGGTTACAGTATGGTTTCCTGCTGCAAGCGGTTCCGCTTGGTACACCGTACTAACACCATTTCCCAGATAGCCACTCGTAGAAAATCTCTCAGGATTATCCACACTATTAACCCACTCACCTGAATCAATCTTTACTTCCACAATCTGTGTCTGACCGTCTGGTTCAGTGCCTGTAGTAATCATAAAGCGTGGTGTAGTGTTATAAGTAGACTTTCCGGTCATAGGACTGACGATGATCGGAGCAGCAGGCGGACTGTTTTTCTTTACCGTGTTACTAACCACATGGCTTGAAACTGCATCAAGTGTATCTGTTACGCTTATTCGATAGCGGGTATACATTCCAGGTACCGGAGAAGCATTTACCTGATGGGTACCTGAAGTAGCACTTGAAATAATAGTAGTCAATGCTTCATATACCGACCAATTTATACCGTCTGCTGATGTAGCTTGTTGAATAACATATTGCTTGATGGCACTGGTTCCCGGTATCGTTCCGCTCCACATAAGAGTTACTGTATTCGTCTCATATATTGGCGGAGTAGCAGTAAAAGAAGTAGGCGGAATGGGCAGTGTATTTCTGCGGACAGTGTTGCTAGATATAGTCCAGTCAGAATAAAAACTCTCTCCAGCCGTACCACGTGTCCTAACTCTAAACCTACGGTAATAACCGCGTGTTGTCGGTGGGCTAACAACTACGCTACCACTTGTTGTTGAGGTAACCATTATTGTTAATGCTGTCCATGCTCCCCATGTGCTGTTATCTGCTGAGTCACTATATTGAATCTCATAGGATGTGATGGTGTTGCCTGCTCCACTGGATGCACCACTCCATGAAAGAGTAACATTTCCTTCAGCTAAAGTTGAACTTACCGAGCAAGCAGTCGGTGCTCCACAAGCCGTGATATCACAGTAAATACTATTACTGATTTTTTCCGAGGAGTAGACATCGAGATTATCTATCGTCCATACACCAAATTGAGTATATGTTCCTGGAACTCGTGACACGTTAGGGTTATAACTACCTCCACTAGCCGATAGGTCCAATATGGTTAGAACATTCCATGAACTCCATGTGCTGTTATCCGTAGATGTTCGACTAGCAATCTGGTATCCCTTGATTGCACTCGTACTTCCAGAAGCACCGCTCCAAGTAAGAGTGATTGTTTCATCACTATAATTGATTGGAGTAGCAGTCACTGTAGTTGGTGGGCTAGGAACTGTGTTTCTGCGAACAGAGTTCGACGATACTCTCCAGCCTGAATAATAACTTGCTCCTGCTGTACCTCGAGTTCGCACCCGAAACCTACGATAATTACCCCGTGTTGATGGTGGTGCAACTGACAAGCTGCCACTAGTGGCCGAGGTGGTTACTGTAGTTAGTGCTGTCCACGATCCCCAATTCAAGTTGTCAGCAGAATCACTATACTGTATCTCGTAGGAGGAGATGGCATTATTTGTACCACCGGAAGCACCACTCCATGATAATGTAACATTGTCCTCCGAGAGGGTTGCACTCAATGAACAGGATGTCGGAGCACTACAAGCTGTGGTTCTTATTGCCCAGTTAATGGTTAACACTATCTGGCTTAAATCATCTCTGGCTCGAAATCCCATATAGTTTAGTGTGCTGGAGCCAGCATCCATGAATAAACAGTTACTAGCTCCACTACCGATGGAATCAATGAGCGCGGTGGAAATTGCGATATCCTTTGTACCTTGTCCAGCAGAAACAGTATAGCTATACCCAGAGGTAACTTTCGTAGGTCTACTCCCGGATATGCTAGTACCCGAACTAGGAGATGGCAAACCATATGCATTTCCAGCATATAGCGTTATGGTTCTGGCTGAACCCCAATCACCTGCAGCTATCCTAACAAGACGAATACTGGCAGAGGTAGGATAATAGTTTGCATAGGTATTTCGAATACTTGAAAGGTCAAATAACATGGCACCAACATTTTCATAGTTATTGGCTGGGGCATAAACCCCTTGTCGAACGTAATCGGTTACACCAGCAATCCAACTGCCATTACGCCATGTACAAGCATTTATCGCTTGATAGGTTGCCATAGAAATTCACCTCACTCGTAAACCGCCGATACCAATGAGTTCACTAACCCACAAAGGCTGGTGTTTAATCTGGTATCAGTAATGTTATTTGCTGCTATTGATGTAGCCGCAGCAGGTACAAGAACGTCTGCAATACCGAGTTCATATACATCGCTGGTTCTTGTTAAGTCTGGAGCCACTGGTGTAGCAGCTGGAGTCCCGGTAACAACTGCAAGCTGAATATTCCTGCTGATTTGGCTTAAGCGAACAACAATCCGATCGATGCGTGGATTGCTACCGTGCGCTGTAGTGAGAGGCATATTTAACGCATCTGTATTCTCATATCTATATCCATTAATCCACGCACTTCCAGCCGCCACGCTTACTGCCAATCCCATCCCTGGTGATACCTGCAGATTTGTAGCTGTTTTATAAAATATCCCGTTTGAAACAAGACTTCCAAAGTATGCTGCAAAATCCGTGGCATCATAGACTCTATCTCCATCGGATGAATTAAAAAAACCGCTTTTCTCCATACAAAAATTCCTCCCTATATTATCTAGTGATAGGGGCCTTCAAACCCTTTCACTAACTTATTTTTTACTTTGAATATATATCTTTATAGAAGGGTACTATACGTTAGAGTATAGCTTACCTCTTAATATAGCTAATTGTTCTTTGAGTTTCTTATTTTCACTTTCTAATTCTCTGATTTTTTTATCTTTAGCCATTATAACAATGTCCTTAGACTTACTTGTTTTATCTGTCTTAACTCTTTGATTTATTTCTTTACTAACTTCTTGCTTCCTTAAAAGCTCTATTCTTTTTTTAACTTCCTCATTACCATATAGAAATGCTTTAGATACCCCACTAGCGTTAGCCACACTATTAAAATTAATTTTTTCACCTTTTAAAGATAACTCTCTTATAGACTTATCAACCTTTTCTAAAGCTATTTTTGTTTTTTCCTTAGCATATAATTTTAAAGCTTCAGTGTTTTTCTCCATGATTAGTTGTCCTCCCTAGAGTTACCATTTTTATGTACTATTTTCTGCTCTTTAACTGTTTGTAGTGTTTTCTCAAGCAATTCTAAATAACCTTTGTTCTTCTCTGCCCAAAGCTCTCTACCACATCTTTCACTAACTTCTATCTGCTTTTTAACATGGTCTATTTCTTCCTCATATTCAGGTATATTTTCAACTGTAGTACAAAAGCTTGCACAGGTTAAACAGTGGTTCATTTGTTGCTTACAAGGCAATTTAGAAGGTTTAAAGCATACACCGAAAGGTACCCTTACAGCATCTAAGTTCTTTTTAACATACTCATATCTTATTAGATTTTCACCATCATCAGAATTTAAGTCTACCTGTTTAAGTTCATGAGTTTCAGTATTAACTCTAAACAAGTCTAAATCCTCTGTATTCTTCCATTTCTCGTAGAGTGTGTTTTCTGTTACAGTAGCATAATGAACAGTCATTTGTAGACTTTGATGACCTAATATTTGCTGTATAATGCTAATTCCCATACCTTGCTCTACGTACTCTTTAGCCCTTGTGTGTCTTAATGAGTGAAGTCTAAAATGATATAACTCACCATTAACATCTCTTATGTCTTTTTGTTCAATAAGTCTTTGAATAGTGTTTAATAGGGATGCCTTATTCAATGGTTTTCCTTTCAATTTTCCTTCATAGGTATTAAACAAATACTTCTTAGGATTATTTTCTTCTGTACTTAATTCTTTAGCTTTATCAATAGATTTCTGAACCATTTCAGCTACCTTATCCCTAACGGGAATTTTAAGTTGTGCTATACCTGTTTTAGTTATTTCGCCACAAAGATAGTAGTTATATTTTTGTTCCTTACTATTCCAAATCTGTTCTAAGCAGTTATCATATCTAAGATTTAATATATCAGTACCACGCCATCCTGTTTCTCTAAGAAGAATGTAAATAGGTATATACTGAGGTCTATCTAATTCCAAGATATTGTTGTCTAATTGCTTTAAAATAGGCTCTGGAACAAACTTAACTCTTCTCATCTCATCTTGCACATATTCTCTTCTCGGAATATCATCTTGAAATATTAAAAATGCCACTTCTTTTTTAGGAGCTTTGTCATATTGAGCTATTTGAATATATTCCAAAAACGTTCTTATATAAGATACAAACTTGCTTTTGTAAGTTGCATTCTTATCTTTGTAATCATTATTTATCCAGTATAAATAGTTTTCAATATCTTGTCTTGATAAGTTTTCTATAAAACCATCTTCATATCTATTTGAGTAAAACTTATTAAAGAAGTAATTTAATATAGTAGATATTTCCCAACAATGACTCCATGATTTTTTTGTTATAATAGACTTAAAATATCTCTTAACTATTTCTTTATAATAAATAGGAAAATTATAAAATGTAATTGAAATATTTTTAGGGTTATTAGCTCCACTTGCAGGAATTTTAGCACCCTTAATATTCTTTGAATACCATATATCTTTTTCGGTTTCTTCTCTATCATCATAAAAATCTTTTATAAAGTCAGATATCAAATGATACATTTCTCTATACATACTGTTGCAAGATAAAGTACCCTTCTTAGCTGTTTTAAATCCATTTTGTAACATAAACATTTTCCATCTCATAGGCTCTATATCTATATCATCAAATGATATTTTATTGCTATAATTTAATTCTATATATTGAATTAAATATTTAATTGCATATTGATATTCATTTAATATAGCACTTAAAGATATATACTTATTTTTAAGGGAATATACTAAGTAGTATTTAATCTCATTCTTTAAGATTTCGTTTCTTATAAAATCAAGCCTAATATTTTTAACATTAACTTTATACTCAACTTCTCCAAAGACTTCATCTTCAATATTCCATTTATCATTTCCTAACCAATATCCATTATCTTGTTTTAGGTATTCAATTATTTCATCATACTTGCTCTGTTTATTGCTTTTTATCAATTGTAAATTATCCAC